TGGGATATAGAAGATCCTTCTTCTGCATTGAAAGCAGCAAACTTACCTCCATGGAAAGAAGACTGGGAAGAGTTTTTAGATTTGGGTATAGATGTTTTCAAGATGCATGGCAGAGAAAACATGATGAGACTGAAAGAGTCTATGGATATTGTAGAGAGATGGGCACGAGAAGATGAACTTCTATTCCCTGAGTTTGACGAATACATGGATGATTTAAAAGTCAAGGATGCTCCGATAAATTTATGGAGAGAAAAGATCAAGACATGTAAGTTTGATTGTTGGGATTGTAATTATTGTGAATCTGTTGTAGAATCACACCTTAAGAAGATAGGAGAGAAATTTGAGATAGAAGAATATACACAAAGATGTTTAGATGCTATTGATAATGCTTCATCATTCAAATCTAATTTTGTATCAGAAGGATATGAGATTCAAGGAATAACATCAAATAGAGTTAGACATTTTCTAAACAATCTTTGTTCTCACGATGATGCTGTATATCTTGAACTAGGAACATTGATGGGTAGTACATTTTTTGCTGCTACAATGGGAAATGATATAGAAAATATTGGTGTTGATAATTACTCAGATCCAGAATGCAAACCAATGACAAACAATTTACATTGGAGCGAAGTTGGTAATGCTTTTGATGAGTTTCAGAGACACTTTAAAAAATATGAGAATGGAAAATCATTATTTTTAAAATCTGATATTCTTAATTTAACAGAAGAAGATTTTCAAGGAAAGAAACCAAACGTGGTGTTCTATGATGCTGATCATGATTATGTACAACAATTAAATGCTTTGAATCATATAGCACCTTTCCTTGCAGACAAATTTATTTTAGTTATAGATGATGCCAACTTTGATGGAGTCATAGAATCAGCAATACAATTTGTCAAAGATAATAATTATGATCTATACTTTGAGAGAAAGATACTTAGTAAGATCATAGAAAATCCAACACATTGGTGGAATGGTTTATTTGTAATGGTATTGGAGAAACCTAATGAAAGTAATTGATAGAAAACTTTTTTCTGTAGCACACCCATCTAGTTGGGAAGTAGAACAAAAACACATAGGAAAACATAAAAATAGACTAGTAATAGTCAGAGATTTTTTTCAATATCCTGATGAGTTAAAAGCATATGCACAATCCATAGATTATGTTTCCACATATCAAGGAGAGGTTACAAATCTACCAGGTTTCATTCATTATATGAGCATACATAAGAAAGCTTTGTATGAACCAATGAAGTATGTGGCAACAAAATACTTTGAAGGTAGTGGTGAGATAATGAGATTTCCTGATGAGACTAGGTTTGGATTTCAGATATATGATATGAAAGAGAAGTGTAGATATCAAAGTTTATTTCCACATACAGATGAAGTTAGGTATGCTGGTGTCTTGTCTTTCAATACAGAAGACGAATATGATGGTGATGATAATGGTACATCATTTTTTAGAAGTGAAGAAACAGGAGAGGAAACTACTTTATATGATAAAAACTATAGAGCAAAAAGACTATTGAATACTGTACAGGCAATGGTAAATTTTGATCCTTCTCAGGTAAAACATAAAGATTGGACAAGATATCATATAGAACCACATGAATTTAATAAATTAGTTATGTATGAAGGAAACCTTTGGCACTCAATTCATTTTCAACAGAAGAAGTGGAGTGCGAATAGAATGACATTTAATGCTTTTATACGATAAATATATAAAAAGGATTCTACCTAAGAGATATGGGTATAATAAATGTAAATCAAGTTAGTGCAAACCAAGGTATAAAATTTCAAGGTTTTGCAAATGAAAACGCTTACCCAACAAATTTGGGAACAAGTGATGCTGGTTTTTTAATATACGATACATCTTTAGCAGCATTAGTTATTTGGGACGGAACAAACTGGAGTCAGATAAAGATGCAGGGTGCTGTTAATGATGGCACAGAATCATCTAAAGCAAATGGTTCTGCTATGATGATACTCGTAGATGTCATTGCTGCTGGTGGAAGTTTAGCAGACGTTAGAGCATTGGAAGGACCTCTATGGTTAAACCCTGCTGCATTTTCTGGAAGCAACACAAGTGCAGCACCATTCCAAGTATGGTGTGATATGACTACACAAGGTGGTGGGTGGACATTATCAATTAAGTATGATCGGCAACAAGTAGAATCTACTAACTGGAGTGTATATTCTTTAGAAGACAAAGGTGGTAGAGAATATTATAATCATCTAGGACTCTCATCACTAGATGCAAATGGTCAAGTGTATGAAACTTTAAATATGAGAGATTTAATTAATGTTAATAAAGCTCTTGGTAATGGATATGCTGGAAGATGGATGATGCACGCATGTACAGATGCAGGATCTGGTGCAGGAAGATTAGAATATACAGGAAGTGATTTTAATACACCAGGTCAAGCATCTCAAAGTAGAACTGCAGGATCATCTACAACATTATCACATTCACCAATGTTTTCTCAGTTTCATAAAAATGTTATTGCTGATCCTAATAGATTGTGGGATACAGATGGAGCTGAAGTAACAAACTCTAATAGTGCTAGTGTATCAACTTATCAAGATTATCAAGTTCCTAGTGATATTACACAGTATGGTGGTGGTAACTTTTATAAATTAGGTGATGATGCGACGTCTCCTTCAGAAGATTTTATTATGACCAACGCATCATATATACCTAATAGTAGTGATACTAATGGTAGAGTTCTAAGACAAGACCATTTAGATGGCAACTATATGTTCTCTGTTGGTAATAGAGAAGGCGGTGTATATTGTTCTGGAACTAATAACACAAACTTAAGGGGTCACCAATCTCCTGCATTTAACTGGGGATTTCATTCAAAGGACAACACTCAGCAAACTTATGGTTATGGTTCTAATACTACCATAGGCACACACTGTAATGCTAATAGTGGTGGTAACTATAGACCAGGTAAAAGAATGAATTTTATGTTTACAAGGTAATAATATGGGTCAAATTAATGCTGGAAGATTTATTGCTAGTACAGGGATAGAATTTCCTAGTTATACCAGTAGCAATAAACCAACAAACTTAGGTGCAGGAGCAACAATATACAACTCTGATACTGAGGAATTGGAAACTTGGAATGGATCTGAATGGATGGTTATCGGTGGTGGATCTGAACCAGATGGATCTACACCAGATAAAGCAGCTGTTAACGCTGCAGCAATACTTGCAATAAATCCTGGTGCACCAGATGGTGCGTATTGGATTAACTTACCTACTGTTGGAGCTAAACAAATATATTGTGCTATGAATTCAAACCATCTTGGAGGTGGTGGGTGGATGTTAGCATGGAAATGCACTAGAGGATCAACATTCCCTTATAACTCAAACTACTGGACTACAGCAAATGTATACAATGAAACATCAGGATTAAATCTTAATGATGGCGATCATAAAAATCATGCATTTAATTACTATGTTGCTAGTAGTCTAGCAGCAGTGTTTCCTGATTTAAACAATGGTGGACAGTCAAGTGTACCATATAACGGTTGGACATGGAAACAGAGTGGAGTCGGACAAACTGCATTAACTAGATTGCAAAACAATCAACAGTTATCTAGTAATCCTCGTGGAGAAAGCACCATGTCTGGATCAGGTTGGTCTAATCAAAATGGATATCAGTGGTATGGATTCAATTATACAGGTAATAATAGTAACAGAGTTCGTTGGGGATTTGGTTGGAATAATGAGAACAGTCAAAACTCAAATGATGTTACTGGAGGAATAGCACCTGTAAGATCTGGAAATAGTGCAGGAGATCATATCTATTGTTGTCAAGGAACAACTGGGGTAAATAGAACAGTAAGAGCTGAGATTTGGGTACAATGAAACTGACACCAGAAGAGTATTTAAAAGTACTTCATAGAAGAAATGAATTAGAACTTACACCAGAAGAAGTTAAGTATGTAAAAGAAGAAAGATTAAAAGAACATACTGAGTGGAGCACATATTTACATTACCTCAAAAAAATTTCCTTAAAGAAAAATGATGTGACTGCTCATGCAGATGTAGCAGAAAAAATTTTGATTGCTGGAAAAGCATTGAAGATGGGCGATATAGATATTGATCATTTTGCAAAAATAGCATCAGGATATGATGTAAAAGAATATCCTGAGATAGTATACATCGTTAGGCAGTTGATACAAACATACAAATATCCAATGAAAGAACCGCCAGTCGCCGATATTCCACCCTTATAAATATAAGAAACTATTCACTTTGATAATCATGGATCCTGCAAAATTAAAGTCAAACTTTGAGGAGCAAATTGCTAAAACAGAAACACAAATAAAAGAATTAGAAGACAGTTTAAAGAAAGCAACTGAATATAAAATTAAACTCATGGGAGGTCTAGAAACACTAGGTCTATTAGAGCAAGAAGAGGCACCATCTCCTGAGACAACACCCGCAAGCGTTGAAGCTTCCTAAATAGGAACGAAGGGATAATAGTATCTGATGGCATCTCCAAGTTCAAGAACAGAATTAATTACATACGCTAAGAGACAATTAGGTGAACCTGTCTTGCAAGTTAATGTAGATGACGAGCAAGTAAACAATGTAATTGACGACACATTTCAGTTTTTTCAAGAGAACTGTTACAATGGCATGGAGAGATGTTACTTAGTTCATGAGATAACTGCTGATGATAAAACTCGTCTTGCATCAACTTCTAGTACAACAACTGGTACAACAACTTGGGATGAAGCAACAAACTTTATACCTATACCATCTCATGTAGTTGGTATTAGTAAGGTATTTGGAATGGTAGGTAACTCTATTCGTTCTAACTTATTTGGTATAGAGTATAGAATATTTTTAAATGATTTGTATGCTTTTGGATCCCTTGATATCTTAAACTACTACATGACCAAACAATATCTGGAGACTCTAGATATGGTTTTAAACAATGGTTCATTCCAGCAGTTTAGATATACTCAGCGTCGTGATCGTTTGTATCTTGACATAGATAAAGACTTCTTACAAGAGGGACAAAATCTATTGATAGAAGCTCATCGTATGATAGACCCAGACGATGCAACCGAAATGTATAATGATGTATTTGTAAAGAAATATGCTACTGCAAAATTAAAACAGCAGTGGGGTCAGAACTTAATCAAGTATAACAATGTACAACTACCTGGCGGTATAACACTCAATGGTAGAGAAATATATACTGATGCACTAGCAGAAATTGAGAAAATTGAATCAGAAGTTCTCAGTAAGTATGCAATACCACCAATGGATATGATCGGATAAATGCCTACAAGTTCCTACTTCCCAACTTATCATGCAGGACATTCTGGTGAACAGGGTCTTGTACAAGATCTTGTGGACGAACAAATTAAACTATTTGGTTCTGACGTATACTATCTACCTAAAACAGTTCTAGCAGATAGCACATTGGATGAAGTCAGATACACTAAGTATCAAGATCAATTCCAAATTGAAATGTTACTTGTAAATGTAATGGGTTTTGGAGACAACGCAGAATTTATAAGTAAGTTTGGTTTGCGTATTACAGACGAGATTATATTTCGTGTGTCTACAAAAAGATGGACAGAAGAAGTAACAGAACATAGTATGTCTGCAAAACTTACGGTTCCTGAGAGACCAAATGAAGGAGACCTTTTATATTATCCTCTCACACAGAATTTGTATGAAATTAAGTATGTTGGAAAGGAGGAACCATTCTTCCAGTTTGGTAAGATTCAATTTTATGCACTGACTGCAGAACTATACGAGGTTGGTTCAGACGATCTTGCTACTGGTGTTGCAGAAATAGATGCAATAGAAGTATTATTTGATACTGCTATATCTTTAACAATGGGAGTTGGTGGTACTGGAGACTTTACTGTGGGTGAAACAGTAACTGGTGGTACTACTTCTACAACTGCAGAAGTTAAATCTTGGGATAGTACTACAAGAATACTAATAGTACAAAATAGAACTGGTACATTTGCAGCAAATGAATCACTTACTGGTAATGATAGTAATGCTGTTTGGGTAGTTTCTACCTTTGATACATTGCAGAATACTAATAGTGAGTACGATGCAAACAGACAAATTGAAGACGCAGCTGACAACATAGTTGATTGGACAGAGGGTAATCCATTTGGCGAGTTTGGTAATTTTACAGGTAGCATATAATGTTAGGCAATCATTTTTACAACCAGATAGTTCGTAAGAACATAATAGCATTTGGAACACTCTTCAATAATATTACAATGAAGAGCACAGATCCAAGCACTGGTGATGTATTAGAAGAAATAAAAGTTCCATTGGCATATGGTCCTAAGCAAAAATTTATTGTAAGACTAGAAGAGAATACTAGCAGTAGAAAGATAGCAATCACTCTACCAAGAATTTACTTTGAGATGACAAATATTGACTATGATCCTACTCGTAAGACATCTCCTATTCAGAAATATAAAAACATAATTAATGACAATGGTGGTGAAGTGAGAGTGCAGTATGTTCCTGTACCATACAACCTAGGATTTGAACTTGGTGTAATTGCTAAGTCACAAGACGATGCTTTACAAATCACAGAGCAGATACTACCATACTTCCAACCATCATTTTCAATGACTCTCAATTTAATTC